GCAACCAAACTGATGGCGTAGGCTTGGTCTTGGCTAAGTCCAGACGATGTGGTGTAGCCTTGGGAACCGACCCATCCCTGCGTAGCGAAAGGATTCCCGGTAGACGGAGTGCTGGCGGCCTGAATGGCAGCCAACTGGTCTGTGGAGATTTCGTTGCCGACCTCTACGACATTCGTAGGGATCTGAAAACCGACTGATGCCTGTAGGCTCATTTAAGTTTTCCTTTACCCATACGAGAAGACTTTCGCTTCCCGTGCTGGGTGTGGACTGTTGCGGTCAATGGCATTAGACCGTTGCGTAAGCGAGGTGTACTGTGGATGCTGTGCCGGAGTCTGTAGTCACACGGACAGAGCCTGTGTAGTTCTCGATGCTCGTATTGGACAGGGGAGGCACAAGGATGCCAACGCTACCAGCAGAGTTATAGATGACATACAGGTTTGCCGTAGACGACTTGTTCTGCACGAAGACGATGATTCGCTTTTCGGTGGCAGATGCCGGAGCAAGGATTTCCGTGACAGCGGCATTCGACACGGAAAGGTCGGAATGCGTCATGCTACGGATGAAGGGTGAGGATGTGGAGATATAGCCCATTTTATTAGTAAGTACGGTTCATGTTGATGCGATTGACTTGCTTCTGTTGACGAAGGATGATGTCAACGGCTTCGGTCAGGGAGTTCTGAGCCTCAAGTTCTGCGACCTGAGCGACCTCAAGTTGCAGTTCTGACTTAAGCCAGTCGGCAAAAGCGCCGCGCGCGGCATAGGCAGAGAACAGGTAAGGGATCTGCACCAGTTGCCACTTGGCGGGGTGTGTGGACGGGGACTGGCCAGCCGTGGTAGCGTCAATGCAATTGTAGAAATTGCCGTAGTGAGGCTTCCCGGCAACCGGGATATATGTGCCAGTATTGCTGCCGCTGTCGAAATAGACCTGAGCGCCGATGGAATAGCCAACAGTCGTGGAGTACAGGTCTCCGACCAACTCAGGACGCTTGATGCGATACTCGGCGTAGACAGTACCCGGATCGGATACGAACACCAGTTTCTGGGTAGTGCCGTCATCATACAGACGGAACGACAGTTCGACAGACCGGGTGGTCACCAGAGGGTTGCTATCATAGCAGGACAGAACCTCGCCTGCGTCAGCCGGGATGGCCGCCGTGACCAAACCAGCGCCATCGTCCGTAACCGTCAGTTGCGATACACGGACGAGATCAGGCCAATCTTGGGACTCCCAAGCATGGCGAATGCGTTCATTGATGAAATCACGGAATTGAGCGAATGTCTCCTCCGAGATGTTGTGCCTATCCTGCCCGGCGTATTGCAGGGAGTTGAATAGGATAGGCGAAAAGTGGGTGGTTCTCATTTAGTGAGGAAACCGTCTGCTGTAAAGATAGCGCCGTTGACAACGGTACGCTTGACCCGGTTATTAACAGCGATTTCCGGGTTGTGCTTGATGAAGTCGTTGGTGAACTGTTCATCATTCCAGCACTCATAACCGAGGCGCTGACCCCAGTAGTGATAGGCAGAAATGGGGATACGAGCCTTCAACTCGCCTACCCCATCGATGGATTTAGCAGCGTTTGCGTGATTGAAGGCCGCAAACTGCTTTGCCTGCGTATAGGAAGCCGCTTCCTGCATCCTCCAGCCCGTGAGGAGTTCCCTCTCCACCGCCTTGCGGAGATGGGAGGGAATAACCTCAGAGATCGACTGGATGATGTCGGACAAGCCTCCTAGTGATTAGGCGGTGAAGTCGAACTTACCGAAGGCCAGCGGGTTGTAGACGCAGAGGCCAGCAACCGCTTCGATGAGACGAGCAGGGCCGCCACCGTTATCCGTCAACTCGGTGACTTGGGCGACATTGCCGCCGTAGCGGACTTCGACCATGTCAAACGGGATGATGTAACCCGAGAAGTTATTCTTCAGGAACAGGGACGGGTGGAGACGGATCTGGCCGAAGTCACCTTGGAAGACATCGACAGACGAGATGTACGCTTCGCTGTCCGACTCACGATTGAGGGTGCGGATGGCGGTCATCGGGGCAGTACCAGTACCCTGCGTGGTCGTGAACACAAGGTTCGTGAACGCGCGCTTGAGGGTCGGGCCGACAAGGGCATCGTAGTTCTTGAACTGGCCAGTCTGGCTGTAGATGCCAGTCAGGATGTCCTGAACAACGGTTTCCGTGAGGGCGGCAGTACCGACAGTCGAGATCTGGGAAGCAGACAAGCAGAAGGCCGAAGCAGCAGCCGGGAGGTCAACCGTGTCGATGTTGGCAGCGGCGACGAGCCACTTGTCGAGACCACGGGTGCGGTAACCAACCGTGCCGTTATCGACCTGAGCGCCCTGCGAGGAACACATGGCGACTTCCATGTCTCGCTTGACCAGAGTGACGGCCTTGGAGACATTGTTGGCGAGTTCGTCACGGACACCAGCGATGTTGGCGACATCCTGCGTCAACTTGGACACACGGACAGCCTTGCGGAAGATCTGGATACGATTCGACAGTTCCACACGATACTGAGTACCGCCGTCATTGACGAAGTTGGAAGTGCCGCTGTTCGGATCCACATCCGTGCCATCAACGACAGGGGTAGGAGTCGTGGTGGCGGGGAGGCGGTCAGCCTGCCAGCGGAAGATGGTGTTGCCCGGCTGGGAACCCTTCTTCGCCATGGAGGTGAAGGGGGTGTCCTTAGCATCGACAAGGGCGATGAGGTTAGCAAGGTCTTCGCGCTTACCAGCGTTGACGATGTCTTTTTCGAGTAGTTTTGCCATAGTAGTATGGGGAGGTGGGGTTTAAATGAAGCCTTTGGATAGCAATACCTTTGCGAGGTCTTCGGCGTTGTTCGATTTGATAAATCGACTCTCGGCACTCTTGGCGCTGGCTGTCTTAGCGCTAGTCTTTACCGGAGCAGCGGTGGGACGAACTGGCTGGATTTGCGCTTTCCTTGCAACTTGGGTGTTGGCCACCTTGGACTCTCGGCTCATGTATCCCCGGATGTAATCGCCCACGAAGAGCATATAATCAGGATGATTCTTGAACTGAGGGTAGTTGTTCAGTACTTGTTGCGCTAATTGGTATTCTTTTGCCTGCGGTGTCTTCCACCACGGATATTCTGCCTCTGCGATAGGTTTGACGGTTTCAAAGGTTTGGATCTTGGCCATCTGTTTCGGCAGATGAACTTCGATAGCCTTCGTAGCGTTTACCAGCATTCGGCTGACATCTTCAGGGCCGTACTCGGTCTCCCCCATAACGAAACCGTTAGGGTTCTCCATGCACTTATACCGTAGCCACCGGGCTTGCTCGACTTCCTTCTCCACATCGGCTTTCGTATTAAGAGAAGAGAACGGGTTAGATGCGTCTGTGACGCTGGTTTTGTTCTCTTCTCCCGAAGCCTTGGATTGGGAAAGTTCTTGCTTCAGAGCGTCAACTTCGTTGCGAAGCCGGGTGGCTTCTTCTTCGGCCTGCTTGCGCTTGGCCGTCAACTTGTCGATACGCTTCTGAACGCCCTTGGAGAGGTTATCTTCCTCTCCGTTGTCTTCTGCTGACTGTGAAGGAACTTCGTCTTCGCCATCCTCGGCCGGGGGGATTTCCGTGTCAGTTACTTCGTCCTGCTGGGACGCTTCGCTGTCGATGGAATCCTTGACCTCCGTTTGGTCTTCGCCCTCGGAATCGGTCTGGGGCTGTACCGCCTGCTCATCGTCCTTGAACAGGGTATTGCGAAGGATATCCGCAAGTTTTTCTTGATCCAATCCGGACTGGGATGGGTTTGACTGTACCTCGATGTTGTTTTGAGCCGGATCGATATCGGCGTTCTGATTTTCTGGCATAGCAGGGAATGGTCGCTCCCAGAGGCGTACGGGCAATAACACCAAAAACCAAGCACCGTCAATCAGCCCAGACCCGGTTTGTAAGTTTTGGCAACTTCTGTCTCAACTCAGCCGCCGTACTTACCGGACTTGGCTTCCTGTTGCTGCACCAAAAGCAACTCCTTGAAGTCCTTGAGGCTTTCAGCGCGGCCACAGGCGTGGATACGCTTTTCACCTTCGGTAGAGTAGGAGATGGCGCGATCAACCTCGGCCTCGATGCTCAAGGAGAGGTAAGCCAGTACTGCATCAAAGACCTCGTTGCTTTCAAAGGAAAGAACCCGCTTGTGGTCTTCGATGGGCTTACTCATCGCATTTGCCCTTCTTGTGCTTTTCCTTGCACATACGCTTGCACTTGTGGGGACGGGAAGGCATCAAGCCACCCTTCTTGCGATATTTGGAGTCTTTGTAGGTTTTGGCCATGAGATTACATTTGCGGGGGTTGATTGCCCTGTTGAGCCATCTTCTCGGACACAGGCGTAACGCCGATGCGGCCGATGGACTTGTTTTCCTGCTGTGAGACGCTCATCTGGAGGTTCTTCACATAGTTCTGGAACAGGGCTTGGAATTGAGGATCCTGCTGGGCTGCCATCTGAGCCTTCTGGTTCTTCTGGATGACATCCTGAACAAACTGCAACTTGGACTTGGCCGCAGGGTCGTTTTCGACATACTGAGGCTCCATCCCGGCCATCATCTTGGTGATGTCGTTTTGGACATCGCCGTACATACGCTGGGAGGCGCTGGCTTGGTCAAGTACGATATCCTTGGCCGCCTCAGGGCTGATGGCCTCAACGAAGCGGACGGTCAGTTTGTTTCGGTCAATAACGCCGCCTGCATCCATCGGGATGACGAAGGACGAGATGGCCTTGAGTTTCTCTAGGACATAATCGGTGTCCAGTTCACGCACATTGTACGAGACATTGAAGTCGTACATGGCAGACAATTCCTGCGGCTGGAGGATGATAGGCATACCGACAACGCGCTCGATTTCAGCGCCATCCATATACTGCAAGGACAAGGAGATGACCTGTTTGTAGATCTTACCCCAAGCGGACAGCCAGTTGTTCACGATGAACTGCTGCGTGGTCTGGGTCTTGACGGGCGGGATATTGGCATGATACAGGCCGAAATACGCAGCATTTCGCTGCTCGACACGGTCAATCAGGTTGAACGCCAATGCAGGGTTACCAGAGGGCGGCGACAAGAAGGTGTAGTCGTCCGGCGTGGTGACGGGCAAGAGGCCACCCGGCTGGATGATGTTTTGCGTACCGAGGCGCTTCTTGACCTTGATGGGGGGTAAGGTCTCAAAGGCCGTGCGGTCACGGATAGAATCGTGTTGAGCCTTGATTTCCAACTGGTCTGTGTAAGCCAGTTCAGGCACACCACGGCATTCCACGATGGAACGGCGCAGGCGCTCACGGCGATATTCCACAAACGGGTACATCCCATGGGCGTAATCAAGCATTTCGTGCTTGGCGTGGAGTTGCTCACGGGTGTTCGGGCAGAAGACCGTGTAATAGATGCAGGGAACGCCATTCTGACCGATTTGACGGTTATAGGCGTAGACGATCTCGATGAGATGGTCGGCGCGCTCAAGCGTATTGCGGATGGTGGTAGTGGAAGGGATAAGGTTAGGCTCGGAGTGCCAATCGGAGCGGCCTGCCGTCTGGATAGCCTCCTCGACAAACGCTTCGTCCCACTCTGCCGTCTTGATCATCTCACGGAGTTCGACCTCCGTCATAAATGTGCGCCGGAAGATGACACGGGCATCCTGAAGGTCTAGCGTCTCGGGCGGGAAGCAGATCTCATCGAAAGGTTTGAGGGCGGCGACAACAGGAGCGTTGGAAACTGCGTATTCCTGCTCAAAAGTGGTTACGCCAGCCGTCATCAGTTCATCGGCGACCCGGCGAGCGTCATTGGCATTGATGCCAAGCAGGCTCATAAGGCTGCTGATGCTGTAATCGCTAGTGCCTGTGGACTTGAGGCTATTGACGGCCTCTCCGGCCATAGGATCGCCATTGGCAGCCCGCATTTCGAGTTCTGCCATGGTCATGGACACCGGACGGATGCCAAGGCGGCGCTCCCAGCCGATATGTGCGATAGACCAACCGAATTGCTGGGTATACTGGGCGAGAAGTTCCGCTTCCGTGAGCAAGTCAGCCCGCATCTTGTTGTTCACGACCCAATCTGCCAGAGTCTGGATGCTGGACGCACGGCTGGCATCCCCGGTCTCAGTACCGCTCACACGCAAGCGAGCCAACTGCCAAGCGGACACCAAAAGGACGACAAGTTCGTTGATCGTCTGGTCAACTAGGCGGCAACGGACATCGGAAGCGCCTTCAAACGGGAAAGCCTGCTCACCTTCGTTGAGGTTTTCGCTATGCTTCTTGCCATCATCGGTCTGACCTTCCCAGCGGGCGAAACGGATGTCGTCGTTGCTATTGATGCGGGCGACATTGCCGCCATTGTACAGGGAACGCTCCAGTTCAGCGCGAAGTTCTCCAATATCCGGAGTTTCGCTGAAAAATGCGAGTTTATCCCTGCGGGGTTCGTTGCTGTTCATTTTGGAAACTTTGAGTAGATTTTGTTTCTATATATTGCAAAAGCGATGACTTATGGAAGCGGTGTTGGCCTCCAAGTGTGGTATAACACCGGATAGTGCCATTTTTCCTCAATTTGTCCAACTCACGGACATCAATTCCGGTCAATCGCTTGGCGGCAGACCGGGAAAGCAACATCGGGTAATGGTCAGAGTTCATTAGTAAGACCCCCCGCCCTTGCACTTATAGTGTTCCTCGTCATACTGTTCTGGACTTACGACAACTAGATATCGAAGGCAGTCAATAGGGTCTTTCGATGCACCCTTCTCACCATCAGCCCCAGTCCATTCACGGAGGGAGTAGATTAGGTTCTCGCACTTCTTGGATACATAGAGTTTAGGCTCATTGATAGGAGACAGCGGCTGGCTGGGGTCGTGGGATAGGGCATCATTGATTAGTGCCACGCCTTCCTCGATGCGCAAGCCCGGTGCTGGCGTGAAATACATTGGATCCGGGTCGGAATCCAGAAGTTCGATGAGGGAAGTGCCTTGCTCCTTGCCAGCGGCCTGTGTAGCCCCGGCACGGGGGTCAATTAAGCGTTCCTCGACCACCTCATCGCCTTCAGCCTCACGGATGATCTCCTTGTACTCATTGATACCCCTACCCCCGCCTGCTCGCTGCGCTGGGCCGGGTTTCCCGTCCAACTTGGAGTCAGGCAGCGCCCATTCGCCATAGGTAGCG